GTGCTGCCGCAACGAGGTGACCAGATCCGTGAGACCAAGGACGCAAAGACGTTTCTGTACGAAGTGATGGCGCCGGGGAAGGAACCGGTTTGGCGCTATTCCGACCCGTATCGGCGAACGTTGCGAATCCATACCAAGCTCGTGGGCACCGAATAGATGGCAACGATCATTGAACTGGCCGACGCGATTGTCACGGAGCTGAACACGCACACGTTCAGCCAGCCGGTGACGGCGACGCGCCATTACCTGCCCACGTTCGACTTGCAGGAGATGCACACGCTGCATGTGAGTGTCGTCCCCACGTCGGTTGCCAGCCAGGAACTCACGCGAGCCCGTAAATCCTACGACTACACAATCGATGTGGGCATCCAGCAGAAAACCGACCTGAACCTTGATTCGCTGGATGTACTGGTCGGCCTGGCCGAAGACATCGCCGACCACCTGGATCGCCAGCCACTCGTGGCCATGCCTGAAGCGCGGTGTGTCGAGATCACCACGGATCCGGTGTTCGCCCCCGAACACCTGAACGAACTGCATCAGTTCACGAGCATCATCACCGTCACCTATCGGCTCTGGAAGTAACGCGCATGCTGGCAACGCTTGTCAAAACGATCGACAAGACCACCGACGTCAAACGGGCGGTGAAGCGCGCGAATATCCAAAGTCTCTCACATGCGGGTGGCGCGATTCGCTTGACCGCCGTGCGCAGCATCCGCCGCCGCAAGAAACCATCCAAGCCAGGCACGCCGCCGCATTCGCCCACGGGCAAGCTCCGCCGGGCCATTCGCTACGCAGTCGACCATGTCCGCGAAGAAGTGGTGATCGGTCCGGTGTCGGAAACCGCCCGCACGATCTGGCATCTGCATGAATTTGGCGGCACGACCACGCGCAAGCTCAAGCAGCTCCCCACGGTGAACTACCAGATCGGTGACTACGGTCCCGTGCGCGTCGACCGCTACGGACGCGTGTTTCGCACGCGCCTGCGCTCCGCTGAGCAGGTGGCCCATGCCGTGAAGGTCGCGGCCGAGGCCAACGCCATCCGGCAGGCACTCGGTCGTGAACCGGTCAAGTATCCCAAGCGGCCCTTCATGGGGCCGGCTCTCGAAAGAATCAAACCCACGCTCTCGAATCTGTGGAGCGACAGCGTCCGTTAGGAGGATTTTTGTATGCGTATCGTACTGGGCAAGGACGGCAAGCTCTATCGCAACTCGGCCACCTATGCGTCCCCGACTTGGAACGAGGTCTCGAATGTCAAGGACCTGGTGATCAATGCGGAGGATGCCGAAGCGGACGTCACGCGTCGCGCAAGCGGTGGGTTCCGCGAAACCGTCGGCACGATCCGCGAGCTCTCGGTCGAGTTCAACATGGTCTGGGACAAGGACGACACGGATCTCGCGGCGATCAGCACCGCCTGGAAGGCCCGCGCGGCGGTGGAGTTTCTGGTGCTCGATGGTCCCGAGGATGTGGCGGGCTCCGAAGGCGTGCGGGCCACGATGCGGGTCGCCAGCTTCCCCCGGAATGAAGAACTCGAAAATGCGATGGAAGTTCCCGTCGTTCTCAAACCCACGCCGGCCGAGAACGCGCCGGCTTACTACACGGCAACCTGACAATATCTCTATGAAGACATTTAGCGATAGCCTGGGACAGTCCTGGACCGTCACCATCCATGTGACGGCGCTCAAACGGGTGCGCGACCTTGTGGGGATCGATCTCTTCAAGCTGGCCGATGAGGGTTTTGCGGCGCTGGCGAATCTGGTCTCCGATCCGGTGAAGCTGTGCGACGTGCTCTATGCACTCTGCAGGGAAGAAGCCGAAGCGCGCGGCGTCACGGACGAGGCGTTTGGGCGAGCCATGTTCGGAGATGCTTTGGAGCAGGCGGCGAATGCTTTTCTGGAGGCGCTGGTCGATTTTTTCCCGAGCGCCCGGACGCGAGCCGGGCTGATGCAGGTGATCGAGAAGAGCCGCAGCGTGCAGGCCAAAGTGCTCGACCACGCGGAGCGACAACTCGCCGAGATCGATCTCGATCGGGAAGCCGAACAACTGATCCAGCAGTGGGCCTCGAAGCCTTCATCTACCAGCTCGCCGGAGTCGTCGGCGTCGATCCCGGCCGACTAACGCTCAGGCAACTGGTGTGGATGGCCGAAGGCCGCCGGCGCGACGCCTGGCAGCACACGTCCGCACTGCTCGCCATGCTCTTTAACGCCCACCGCGACCCCAAGAAATCCCAACCCCGAAAACCGACCGACTTCGATCCGTATTTCCAGCACATTTCGGACAACGTCACCTGCGACATCCGGGTTCTCAAATCGATTCTTCCTCCTGCCAAGTAACGCATGGCCACCACTTCGGCAATTCGAGCAGGCGCCGCCTATGTGGAGCTGTATCTCAAGGATCATCGGCTCGTGCGCGGGCTCCATCGCACCAGCCGACGGCTCAAGGCGCTGGGGACCAGTCTGATGGCTGTTGGCAGTCGGGCCACAGCCGTGGGTACTGCGCTCGCCACACCGTTTGTGGGCGCGGCGAAGGTGTTTGCCGACATGGGGAGCCACATGCTGGAGATGAGCCAGCGTACGGGGGCTAGTGTCGAAGCACTTTCCACACTCTCCTACGCCGCCGAACAATCGGGTGCCGATGTCCATACGCTCGAGACGAGCCTCACCAAGATGCAGAAGTTTCTGGCGAAGGCGAGTCATCATGGCAAGGACGCCACCAAGGTGCTCACGAGTCTGGGTGTCTCGCTGGAAGCCCTCAAAAAACTCTCTCCCGACGAACAGTTCAAACTTTTGGGGGACCGGGTCTCGCAGATCAAGGATCCGGCCGAGCGGGCGGCCGTGGCGATGGCCCTGTTTGGCAAGACGGGGACCAAGATGCTCCCCTTGTTTGCCGAGGGGGCTGCTGGTGTGGAACGTCTGCAAGCGCAGGCCCGCCGGCTCGGTCTTGAAATGTCGGGCGAAGATGCGGCCGCCGCAGAGGCCTTTGGCGATGCGCTTTCCATGCTTTGGAAGATGCTCAAGCAAACGGCATTCACCGTTGGCAGTGCAGTGGCACCGACACTCAAGACCCTCGCGGAAGCCCTGTCGCGCAATCTGGCCTGGGTGATCCGCTGGATCCGTGAGAACAAACAGCTGATCGTGACCGGACTCAAAGTGGCCGGCGCGATCCTGGCCATTGGGGGCGCGATCACGGCAGCCGGTGCCGCACTTTGGGGAGTGGGCAGTGTGCTTGGGTTTGTAGCGAGTCTGATTTCGGGTGTTGGCGCTGCGATCGGTCTTGCGGGAGCGGCGTTGGCCAAGATCGCGGCAATTGTCGCTGCAGTGATGCCACTGATCCTCACGCCGCTCGGCGCGATCGGCATGGTCTTCGTAGCGCTAGCGGGCTACTTCGCAGTCGCCTCCGGGCAGATCGGTGCCGCCATCACGGGCTTGCGCCAACTCTTCAGCCAACTGGCTTCGGACGCGACCGAAGCCTTTGGTGCGATCGGACGGGCGCTGGCCGCCGGTGAAATCGGTCTGGCCGCACAGATCTTGTGGTCCACGTTAAAGCTCGAATGGATGCGGGGCGTGGCGTTTCTGAATGCCCAGTGGCAGGGCTGGAAGTCGTTTTTCCTACGCGTCGTGAATGAAACCGTGCATCTGGCCGCCAGCATTTTTACCGACGGCGTAGCACTCTTCTGGACTGCCTGGACCGAAACGGTCGATGGTCTGGCGGATGCCTGGAGTTGGTTTACCACGTTCCTCACCAAGTCGTGGAATAGCACGGTGGGATTTCTGCAAAAGGCCTGGGCGTGGCTCAAGTCGCTGATTGATGAAGACCTCAATGTCGAGGCCGAGTTCAAGCGGATTGATCAAGAAACCAAGTCTTCCAACGAGTCGGCCGACATGCGGATGGCCGAGGATGTCGGCAAGCGCGAGGAAGCCCGCAAGCGGACCCGTGCCCAGATCGAAGCCAACCGCCAGGGAGCCCAGTCGGCACTCGACCAGACTCGCGGTGCCGAGGACGCCGCCATTCAGAGCGCGGCCGATGCCTCGATCGCTGCAGCGCAAGCCGAACTCGACCAGCTTTCGAAGGAATGGCGTGGCCACATCGACAAATCCAAGGATCTTCCTGATCTCTTGGCCGATGGCCGCGACCAACGTTCGCGCGATGTGGCCAGTGGCCTCGACGAAAGCCTCACCGACGCCAAAGAGAAGTTTGATGTGCAGGGAACGTTCAATGCGGCGGCTGTGCGGGGTTTCGGCGCCGACAGTCTTGGAGAACGGACCGCGAAGGCTGCCGAAATCACGGCCAAGAATACCAAGCAGATTGAACAGGAAATCAAGCGCCGGCGTCCGGCGTTCACCTGATGCCTGAGATCCACGAACTTTTCGATAGCCGCGCTTCGACCGAGAGCGCCGACAATCCGTCGGTCGAGCTCAAGTATGCCGTGCTCGGCACGGACGAGGATCTCGAAGTCAATCTGCTGGTCGAAGCCACGATTCCCGCCTTCTTCGGCGGTCGAGTATTTCAGGACTACACCAAGGAAGCCTTAGGCGGTGGCGTCTGGAACGTCGCGGTCCACTACGGCAAGCTGGCCCAAAAAGAAACCGGCGACTCGACCTTCTCGTTCGATACGTCGGGCGGCAACGTCCATATCACCCAGGCACTTGAAGAAGTGGCCGTTTATGTGCCCGGCGGTGCCACGCCTCCCAACTTCAAAGGCGCGATTGGTGTCACGCCTGATAGCGTGGCTGGAACCGACATCACAGTTCCCGTCTATGCGTTCTCCGAAACGCACTATCTCGATGATGCGCTGGTGACCCCGGCCTACAAGGCGACTCTCTTCGCGCTCACCGGGCGCACCAACGATTCCACGTTCAAAGGCTTTCAGGCAGGTGAGGTGTTGTTCCTCGGCGCTCGCGGATCGAAGCGGGGCGAAGAGGACTGGGAAGTTTACTTTGGGTTTGCGGCGAGCCAAAACGTAACGGGGCTTACGGTTGGTGACATCACGGGGATCGCCAAGAAGGGCTGGGAGTATTTGTGGGTCCGCTACGAGGACTCGGAAGACACGGCTGCCAAAACGCTGATCAAAAAGCCGGTCGCCGTCGTGATTGACCGTGTCTACGAGTTGGGGAATATGGCGGGCCTGGGGATCGGAGTCTAAAGCATGCCCGGCGATCCCCTCAAATACGTGCAGCCTGGGCAGCCGCTGGAGATGCCGGCACAGGCGTTCAACACCTTCGTGGATGTGGGGCGCTGGTTTCGCAACCAGCGTCAGCAGTCGGGCGCCCAGATAGTGGCGGACGTCTTTAGCGCCAACATCGCCAAGCTCAAGAACACGAGCGGCGGCGATCGGGGCCGGTTTCATGTACTGGGCTTGAATGAACCCATCTTCACGCCCACCGACAACCTGACCACGTTTCAGAACACGATTACGTTCAAAGGAATCACGCCGGATGCCAATCTCCACTGGGGTAAATGGGGGCTGCTGCTGGATCCCTTGAAGGCGAATGCCATTGGCAGGGCACTCCTTGCGGGACTTGCCGTCGTGCAGATCGATGTTGTCGAAACGGTGCACGCGTTTGCCGATATTCTCCCCACCTACACCGACAAGCTGCGGAGTGGCTGGATCGGCGCGGCCGAGATTCTCTGGAAGGAGTCGGGCACCGGCACCAAGTGGGCCATCATTCGACTGGGTGCGCCGATTTACGTCACCTATGTCGGCAAGACCGATGCTTCGATTGCCAAGAATGCCTCGGGCACGATCTCGATCCACGAGTGGAATGGCACTGCCTGGGCCGACACGGGCGCCAATCTGACGGGGGCCTTCAATCACTCGGCCACGATCAATGCCGGCAAATGGGTTTCCGTCGAACACATCCGCGTCCAACCCGGGAAACCGTGGCAGCCACTCGTTGCCGCTCTGGAGTGCTGAAAAGAATATGCTCCGAAACCCGTGCTGCTGTGGCTGCGTGGTCGTCCTCAATGAGACGTTCGACCGCGCCAACAATACGGATATCGATGTCGGCAGTCCGGGTGGTTGGGACGTGGACGCCGGCGCTTGGTCGATCGTTTCCAACAAGCTCAACGTCATCACAGACAACAGTCGGATCACATCGCAGATCACGCTGCCGGAGAACTTTTCGGTGAGCGTTGGATTCACGAATGCCAGCACGCGTGATGAGATCATTCTGTACTTGGACGATCGACGGATCGTGATGTTACCAGGTGCCACAACCCATGAGTACAACCGCGTCACCTACGACGATGATGAAGGTGACGTGGTGACGGCCGTCAGCACGGCGATGGTGGCCGGGTTTTCGGACAATCCGACTGGCCTGCGGGCTGTTGTGGTCGATGGCTTCCTGTACGTCCAGACCATCGGCAGCGCGTCCACACGCAACGTGATCAAGCGGCCGATCGGCACCGTCACGGAAGTTGGCCTCGGCATCGGCAATCTGGCCGGGTCGAGCATCCAGTTTGATAATTTTCTGGTGAAGTCGGCCGGCAGCGGGTCGGGCTGCGATCCCTACGCGGATCCCAACTGGTGCGTGATCTTTGGCGACAGTTTTACGGGCGAGAACGGCGGCACCGTGCTCGGCGCCCACTGGCAGGATCAGGCGGGCTCACTCACGTTCACCGGATTCTTTGGCACCCACTATCTGACGCTCACCGATGGGACAATTCGCAGCCAGCCGATTTTCTATGAGCCGACGTCGCCCGAGCCGGACCAGTTGAATATCGTTTTTTCCGTGGCGCCGGCCGCTACGGCCGAGTGTTCGGCCACGCTCACCCTGGGAGATCTGACGTTCACCGTCTGGATGAACGGCAATGGCTGCACCTGCGTGACCTTAGATGGCACCATCGCCCGCCAGCTCTTCAATGCCAACGGTGGAACGTTTCTGTTGCAGTACGATCGCACGAGCCA